CATCTTTCCGCCCCACCCAATCCTTGCACCCGCCCCTTCCACTCGTGTTTCCTCGACTACATTCAAACTAAACTTGTCCCTCAGTTTCATCTTGTCCGGCAAGTCTGTGAAGGCGCATGGAAGAAGAAGAAGACCCAATCTAAGCTTGACTCGATCGACCGGTCCGTGGTCTATGACCGGTTCGAATTCCAAAGAGCGAAGTCCTTTGTCAAGCGTGAGATCAGTGTCAAGGTTCCGAAGAAAGCCCGTTTGATACAGGGCAATTTCAACGAAACGACGGCCTACCACGATCCTGATACTTTCAAGGCCATCTCCCATCTTTTTGAAGACGTGCGCTTCGAAGCTGAAGGCGTTTCGTTTGCATTACGGTACACGTCTGGGTGTACTAACGCCGACATCAGCCGACTGTTCTCCGACGAGGTTGCGATGCCTACGGAGAAACTGTATGATGAGCGCGATGGCACCAACTGGGACTCAACTATGCAGGAGCCCCACATGCGGTTTGAAGCCTCTGTCTATTCGTTATTTGATGCGGTCATCGGTCAGCGGCATTGCAGCGGTCGACTCACTGCAAAGGCACGATCGCAACTCGTGACTACATCATCAAGTACGTGACCCGCTGGAAACGCCTCAGCGGGGATTGGAATACGTCAGTAGGCAATTCCATTATTTCGATGGCCATTTGCATAACGGCGATTTTGTCGCTGCCATCACATTTGCGACCACACCGCGTTGCTGCCTTTTTCCATGGGGATGACTATTTGGCGATTTACCACTATCATCGCAGTCCGCCGCCACAAGTTTTGAACACTGCTTTGGCGGATCTAGAAAAATCGCTTGGGATCACGCCTGTGCGCGGGGTTTTTCGAGACCCCCTTTTGGTCGAGTACATTTCGATGTCCGTTTGGCCATGTTACGACGGAACCTACTTCTTTGCTCCGAAATTATCGAATCTTTTCGTGCGCCTTTTCTTCAGCACTCGACCTTTGTCCCAACACACTGCGGACGATGTGTGCGCGACTATCGCCGCGCTCGCACCCCATTTTGTCGGTTGCGAACCCGCTGAACGGTTTTTCGCAGCCCACCGGCGGGCGTGGGTAGCTCGCCGTCGAGGGATCAAGCACGCCGGCAACCAGTTCCGTGATTGTCATAGTCTGGAGAAACTAGAAATTGACCACACACCGAAGGTGCATTGGGCGTATGGTTTCGCCCACAAATACCACATGCCAATAACGGCTTTGCACGTCGAGGTCGAGTGCGGGTCAGCCGCGCTCCTGCGACATCCCGCGTACGACCATTTGTTCGAGTGCGAGCACCTCGACCCCGATGTTAGAATGGGGGCGTCCGCGACGAGAGACATCTGATTCTGACTCAAGAAGGAAAATCGAAACTATGGCTACTAACCTTGCTAGAGCGATCGCTTTGCCTGGGAAGCATGCTCCTATGCGCTTCCCATCGTTCCCTGCCCTTGAGCGCACGGCCGTCATGGCATTCAACGCCTCGATGCCGTTCACTGTCGGTGCTAATTCAACCAAGGTGCTCTTAACCCGGCAGGCTGCCCTGCCTCTGTGGGGGGAGATCCAGGCCCCGGGCGGCGAGAATGCCGCACTAACCTACGGCGTGGTTTACTCCTGCACTGGTGTATCGGCTATCAATACACAGGGTGGTATATATACAGAAGCCGTCGATGCCATCGGCGGGTGGCACCAGAGTGTCACTTATGGTCTGTCTGCACCGGTCATGGCTGCGCCTGGTGGCACTTGGCCCACTCAATACCCCGTGGTCGCGTTTGATGCCGCCACGGGTGATCTGCCATGGGTCTATTGCCCGAATGGGGGCAAAATTCTTATCACAAGCAACGCCATGGCTTTTGCACACAACGACAACATCCAGCTGGAGCGCTGGACCGGCCCTGGCCAGTCTGAACCCATAACCCTTACAGCTGCACACACAGCTGGTCTCAACCTCGGTGGGGGCACTTATTTCGACGTCACTACCAACGCCTGGTATCGTTTCCGGTCGTCGTCTATTCAAGACACCACCGCTGGAGCCGTCGTCAAATTTACCCCGGTTTATTCCCTCGGTGTGCTTTTGTCGGACCAGACCCCCACTTTTACCGGCGCAGCCATCAACGGTACTTGGTCCATTGCAACCACCAATGACCTGCGGCGCTTTCTTTTGCCACTAACCGTCTCACCTGAGTTTTCTAACTCTCACCTCCCTTGGGCCGCCACTCGTTTGACCGCGGTTGGCGCGCTTTTCACCAACACCACCAAGGTGCTGAACAAGGAGGGCACAGTCCTTTGGGGGAGAATTAACCCGGTTGTTTATGACCCTTTCATCGTCACTTCAACCACTATTCAGAACCTTCATCCGGCTGAGAAGGCTTACCTTGACCTTGAGCATGGTACATACGCTTACAACCCACCTTCCACTGACCTCGCGGATTTTACCCCATATATTTTGCGTCTACTACCAAACAGCGCTTCTAACTCTGCGATTTGGCCGGTGTACAGGCTGGATAACCGTGCTTTTGTCGCCGTCGGGTTCTTCAGTGACCCTGATGGTGGCACTAACCTGGCAGTTAACCTTGATTATCACATTGAGTTCCGGACTTCATCCACTCTTTTCCAGATTGGGGTTTCAACCATGCCTCTTGAATCTCTGCATGCAGCTCAGATTGCGCTGCTCAAAGCGGGGTTTTTCTTTCACAACGAAGATCATGGTTCGGTCATTGCCAGGATTGTCAAGTTCATGGCGGGCATGCATCCTTTGCTGTCCATGGCGGTCCCGATCGCCAACGGCTTGATTGGTGCTTCTAGTTATGCACTAAGCTCCAAACCTAACCAGAGCCATACCCCGGCCGCTACGTCTGGCCAGGGCGCGGGCATGGTGTCGGTGACAGCGCCACCTCGACCCCGTCGAGCTGCTGCGCGGCGCCCACCAGCCCGCGCTAAACCGCGCCCGCGCAGGGCCGCACTCCCACCCCCCCCTCCGCCTCAGAAGAAGAAAGGCAAACTTGCCAGCGGGTTGGACATGTATTTGTCCAGAAAGAAGCGGTAAACAAAACCACTTTTCCTACACCACCCACTCTTCGACGCGTTGGGGGACGCCTTCGCGCCACACCGGGGCTATAGAACCCGGGTGATAAACAATTTTCTTCCCTGAACTGCTTCCTCCTTGGG